GGCCACCCCGCGGGTCCGTTCGCGCTGACCCCGGAGACGTTCGACGAGATCGTCCGCAACTTCCGCGCGACCGCGAACAAGGCCGTGCCGATCGACTTCGAGCACGCGAGCGAGGCCGACCCGACGAGCGGCAGCGTGCCCGTGCTCGGCGCTCCGGCGCAGGGCTGGATCCGCGACCTCGACAACCGCGGCACGTCGGGGCTGTGGGGCCTCGTCGAGTGGTTGCCGCAAGCGCGGCAGTACATCCGCGAGGGCGCCTATCGGTACCTCTCGCCGGCCATCCGCTTCGGTGCGCGCGACCGCGTGACGGGCGCGCAGATCGGCGCGCGGCTGACGAGCGCGGCCCTCACCAATCAGCCGTTCCTCGACGGCATGGCGCCGCTCGCGGCGAAGGACAAGCCCATGACTCACAGCGTCCCTCACGGCGCGATGATGCCGGCGCTTCGCGCCGCGCTGCGCCTCGACGAGCTCGCGCCGCCGACCGACATGCGGGCGAAGCTCGCGAACCTGCGCGCCGCGTGCATGGTGGCCGACGACCCGCTCGGCACGCACGAAGGCGTCGACCTCGGCGGCTACGTGTCGGCGCTCCGAACGTGCGTGAATGCGCCCGCGACGTGGCAGCTCGACGAACTGTTCGACGCGATCGAGTCGCTCATCCACGCGGCGATCGAGCGGCACGAGCTCGAGATGCACGGCCCGCACGACGAGGCCGACGAAGACGAACCCGCCGACGACATGGCGGCCAGCGAAAGGAGCGCCGCCATGGCGGACACCGACAACACGATCAAGCTCTCGGACCATCAGGCCGAGGTCGACACGCTCACTGGCAAGCTCACCGCCGCGATGGCGGAGCTCGACGCCATCAGGGCCGAGCGCGACGCGCTGCGCGCCGACGCGGACCGCCGCACGATGGCGGACCGCGAGCGCGAGGTCGACGAGGCCATCGCGAACCACGCGCGGACCAAGGGCATCGGCCCGCAGCACAAGGCGGCTCTCCTGTCGTGGCTCTGCGCCGACGCCGAGGGCTTCCGCACGCTCTACCCGCGCAGCGCGGCGCCCTCGCCGCAGGCGTACCTGACGCAGCCGCTCACGACGACGCGCGAGCCCGAGGCCGCGCCCGTGTCGGCCGACTTCGCCACCCTCGCGGACAAGTACCGCGCCGAGGGCAAGACCAACGAGGAGGCGATCTCGCTCGCCTTCAGGCAGACCCGCGCCGTCTCGGCGCGCTGACCCAGGAGAACCAACATGGCCCAGATCAACCAGGTCAGCGGCGCACCGCTTCTCGACCTGCCCTGCAAGAACACGAGCGGCAGCGACATCGCGGCCGGCTACGCCGTCATCCTCGACACGTCCAACCCGCCCTCGAGCGGCACGGCGCCGGGCGTCACGCTCCCCGCGAGCGACGCGAACGCCTTCGGCGTGACGGTCGACGCGATCCCGAACGGCAAGATCGGCCGCGTGCGCGTGGCCGGCATCGCGGTGTGCACGTCGTCCGCGACGCTGCACGTCGGCGACTACGTCGAAACCGACAGCGCCGGCAAGGTCCGCGACCTCCAGGCCGGCAACTACCAGCTCGGCATCTGCCTCGGCGAGGCCGTCAGCGCCGACGCCGTCGCGGTGCTGCTCGCCCAGGCGAAGAACGCCTAACCGCGCCCACCGCGGAGAAAGCCAATCACCATGAGCTTCCCCAAGATCACGGTGCGCGACGCGGAGACCGGCGCGCCCTCGACCCTCGACCTCCACAACAACACGATCACGATGACGGCCCAGGACGGCCGCCTCGTGACGATGGATCTCGGCCAGTCCGACGTCCACATCGACGCCGCGCTCGCGAACTACGCCGCGGGCTACAAGCTCGCCCCGGGCATCGCCGACGAGGTCTGCCCCGTCATCCCGGTCGACAAGGCCAGCAACAAGTTCTTCACCTGGGACAAGGACGACGTGTTCCAGGACGCGGAGGATCTCATCGTCGGCCCCGGCGCCGTCGTGAAGGAGATCAGCCCGCGCCTGTCGAGCGCGACCTACACGACCACGAGCTACGGCATCGGGTCGTTCGTCCCGACCGAGGTGGCAGCGAACGCGGACGCGCCGCTCGCGCCGGAGATGGCCGCGATCCGGCGCTGCCTCAACGCCGTGATGCTCGGCCGCGAGCGCCGCGTGGCGTCGCTCCTCACCACGTCGGGCAACTGGTCGGGCGGCAGCGTCACCGCGCTCGGCGGCACCGCGAAGTGGAACGCGGGTAGCGCGTCCGACCCGGTGCGCGACCTCTACACCGCGATCGAGGCGAGCCTCACGCCGGTGCGCGCGATCGCGATGAGCGAGCGCACGTGGCACGACTTCGTGCAGAACGCGGCCGTGCAGAAGTACGTCGCGGCCAAGACGATGGTGCAGCCCATCGCGAGCAACGGCGAGGCGTCGAACTTCTCCGCGCTGCTCGGCCTCCCGCCGATCCTCATCGGCACGATGAAGGGCAAGGCGTCCTCGGGCTACGGCTACGTGTGGGGGAACAACGTCGCCCTCCTCTGCAACGACCCGTCGGCCCCGAAGGACGGTCAGACGATCGCCACCGCGTACACGTTCCGCTGGACGGGCGCGGGCTCGTCGGACGGCAACATGATGGGCGGCTTCCTCGTCCGCTCGTACTACGACCCGTCGCGCGGCGCGCGCGGCGGCAAGAAGATCGTCGTCGTGCACAACGACGCCGAGGTGATGACGTCGGTCTACGCCGGCGCGCTCATCACCGGCGCGCACCAGTGACCCGCGCGAGGTAGGCCATGGGCTACATCACCGGCACGGACCTCCAGGCCGCGCTGTCGCCCGCGACTTACCTCGCGGTGTTCGACGACTCGAACGTCGGCACCGTCAACACCTCGGCTGTCGCGCTCGTCCTCGAACGGGCACACGCCGAGGTGGCGTCCTACCTGCCGCGCATCACGCGCACGTACCCCGGCGCGATCCCGAGCGCGGTTCAGTCGCTCCTGCGCGCCGCGGAGCTCGAGTACGCGATGGCGTTCGCGTTCGAGCGACACCCCGAGTACGTGCGCAGCTTCGGCGAGGGGCCGCGGCTCGACATGTTCAAGCGCGCGCGGGCGCGCATGGAGGCCATCGCCACGGGCGCGCAGTACGCGACCGGCGACGCGGTGGCCCCGCTCAACCCTGCGCCTGTGACCGGCGGCATCGTCGTCGCGAGCGGGCCGCGGATGCTCGTCGACTCGCTCGACGGCACGAGCAACGGCGGCGACTTCTAGGAGGCACCATGCTCGACGTCTCGGTGGAGATCGACCTCTCCGACCTCGAGCGATGCCTCTCCGCGATCGACGGCGAGCTCGCCGCCGGCTGCCGCGCCGCCGTGCAAGCGGCCGTTGTCGAGGCGCCCGCGGAGGCGCTCTCGGTGCGCCGCTGGCGCAACCGCACCGGCGAGGCGCAGCGCCTGACGCGCGGCTGGATCACCGGCCTCACGCAGATGGGCGCCGAGGGCATCGTCGCGAGCGACGCGCACTACGCGAGCTACCTCGACGCGGGCACGCGCCCGCACCTTATCAAGCCGCTCGACTACCACTGGGGCGCCGGCCGCTACGTCGTGCCGCGCTCGCGCGTGACCGGCAAGCGCGTCCGCGGCGTGAGCTTCGGCGCGGGCCGCGGCAAGTTCCTCCGCTTCATCGGCGCGAGCGGTCGCGTCGTGTTCGCGCGTGTCGTGAAGCATCCCGGCACGCGCGGCGACGGCTACATGGGTGCGGCCTACCTCAAGGCCGAGCGCGCCATGGCGCGCGAGATCGACGTGGGCATCGCCCGCGCGCAGGCGGTGGCCGATGGCTGACACGTTCGGCGCGCTCGCGCTTCCGCTCGTCGTCCCGTCCGCCGGCCACCAGCCCGGCGACGCCGCGCTCGGGCCGCTGTCGTCGTTCTGCGCCGCCGTCTTGAACGCCTACGGCACGACCGCGTGGCAGTCCGTCGCGCCCGGCATGCCGTGCGTGCGGCAGACGTTCACGCACGACCCGACCGACTACGTGTTCAACGAGCGCGACCTCCCCGCGCTCTACGTGACGCGCAACCGCGGCAAGGCCGAATGGCTCGCCGACGACTGGGCGATCTCGCGCGACACCATCACGGCGTGGTGGGTGTTCCCGCCAGCGCAGCAGGCCAC